TGGAAACTTTCACAAGGAAAGCCGACTTTCTTAAAAGATGCAAAGAGCTAGAAATAGATACAACTGAATTATTTGATACCGAATAATGGCTGAGCTAAATATAACGCAATTAAAGAAAAGAATAAATGCCGCTAAGGGCGTTCAAATGCAATATAAAGCATTATTTGAAGGTGCGTATGAATTAGCTTTGCCTCAAAGAAACTTGTATAATAGGCGTTCGCAAGGTGAGATTAAAATGGACAAAGTCTTTGATTCTGCTGGTATTATGGCAGTTAATGGCTTTGTTAATCGCATGCAATCTGCTTTAACGCCTCCTTTTACTAAATGGGCTGAATTAAAAGCAGGGCCAGCAATTCCACCAGAGCGTAAACAAGAAGTAAACAAAATATTAGAATTAGTTACAGATATAGTATTCTCAACATTAAACAGCTCTAACTTTTCAGTTGCAGTTGGTGAGATGTATTATGATTTAGCAGTTGGAACTGGTGCTATGTTAGTACTAGAAGGTGATGAACAAATGCCTATTAAGTTTATTACCGTACCAACGGCTAATCTATGTTTAGACGAATCAGAAAATGGTCAAATATCTGGTATTTACAGAGATCATAAAGTAGTAGCTAGGGGTATCATGGCAACTTTCCCAGATGCTAAATTAACTAGTGATTTATCTGATTGCATACAAGACAACCCTGAAAAAGAAATAGAGTTTGAAGAATCCACCTATTGGGATGATAAAGATCAGTTGTGGAGATACGAAGTTATTTATAAAAATGACAAGATTGTTAAGAGGGAATATGAGGTTAACCCTTGGATTATTGTTCGTTGGTCTAAGGTAGCAGGCGAAGTATTTGGTAGAGGTCCATTATTACAAGCATTGCCAGACCTTAAAATGCTAAATAAAGCTAAAGAGTTAATGATTAGATCAGCGCAGTTGAATATCTTTGGTGTTTATACTGTTGCAGATGACGGGGTGACCAATCCTAATACAATTAGGATTGCACCTAATGCAATGATTCCAGTTGCAAGAAATGCAGGCCCTTCTGGCCCTTCTATTGTTCCATTGCCTAGAACTGGCGATTTTAACGCACAAGCTTTTATGTTTGAAGATCTTACGCAACGTATTAATACTTTAATGCTTAACGATAGATTGCCACCTGATGCTGGCCCTGTAAGATCAGCAACAGAAATTGTTGAGCGCATGAAGCAATTACAAGTAGATACTGGCGCAGCGTTTGGACGGCTTATATTTGAGTTTGTACAAAAGTTATTACAACGTGTCATTCATGTATTAGAAAACAGAAATATTATTACTTTTGGTGAAGGCATTAAGATTGATAATATCAACGTAACAACGCAAATATTAGCACCACTTGCAAAAGCACAAGGGCTAGAGGAAGTAAACACCATAGTAAATACAGACCAAGTATTAAAAGGCATAGACCCTACAGGTAATTTGAGCCAATTAACTCTCAATATAGATGATATAGGGGCTTATATTGCTGATAAACTAGGCGTATCACCTTCTTTAATAAGAACTGAAGAGCAAAAACAAGAGCTAAAACAACAAGCTGCCATGGCAGCTCAAGCAATGCAGCAAGCAGAAATGCAACAACAAGCTTAAACTTGTGATATAAAATAATTGTGATAAAAGGTCATAAACTTTTTATATTAGTTAAAATATGACAAATCAAGATTCTAAATTGCATACACCTTATGGGTTGGATGCTATGGAAGCGGCAGATGCCTTGCATAATGAAACTGCAAAATCACTAAATGATGATTTAAACAAATGTTATGCAAAGTGTTTTAATTCAGAGGCGGGAAAAAAGGTTTTAGCACATTTAAAGAAATGTACAATAGAACAACCTGCATGGGTTCCAGGAGATGGCGAAACTGGCGTTCACATGGCGTTTTTACGAGAGGGGCAAAATACTATTGTAAGATCTATTATAGATCGAATTGAATCAATAACCAAACTAAAGGATTAATATGACAGAATCAAATTTAATGACAGGAATTGAAGCGGAACAAGAAGAGCTAACAGTTGATGAGCAACAAGAGCAACAGCAAGAACAAGAGGTTGTAGAAGTAGTAAAGCCAGAGGGTTTAGACGATTCTTTCTGGGACGAAGAAAATAAATCTCTAAAGCAGGATGATTTAATTAAGGCTTATCAAACAGAACAAAAGAAAGCGTTGGATTTGAGAAAAGCTTTATCACAAAAAAGCAGTTTTAAACCGCCAAAGGAAGCAAATGAATATAGTTACTCAGAAGATCTAGGGGAACTATTGCCAGAAGACGGAGACGCGTCTCAAATGCTAAAAGAGACAGCTTTAGAATCTGGACTTACTAAAGATCAGTTTAATACTTTTGTTTCAAAGTTAATTCCTAGCTTGCAAGAAAAGGGTTTGTTGACATTTAATGGCCCTGAGTTGACGGAAGAAGAGCAGGAAGCGCAGGATGCAGAATATAGAGAGGCAGAAATTGCAAAGCTTGGGAAAGACGGTAAAAGAGTATTGCAAAGCGTTGTGAATTGGGGGCAAGGCATGGTTAATAAAGGTATTTTGAGTAAAGATGAATTACCAGTATTTCAAAATATGGCGGTTGATGCTGCCTCAGTTGTAGTATTAAATAAGATTGCTGCATTAACTGGCGAACCTTCAATACCAGTACAAACCGCAGTACCAGAAGGTATCTTATCAAGAGACGAAGTAGACGAGATTATTAGATCAGACGCTTATCAAAAAGGAGATGCCTCAGCACATGCAAAAGTTAAGGCTCACTTCGAAGCTATGAACGGCTAGATATAGCTTGACAGCATTTAACGAAAATCATAAAATACAAGAACGCTAAGTTTGTGGCCTAACACCTATAAATGAAGCGTTCTTTGCGTAGTAGGAAACTACGAAGTAACATCCTAAAGAAGACACAGCATACCTTACGGCCTGTGCAACACTTTAGCTCACTGTAGCGATATTTCATAAACATTATTAATTTTTTACATAAAACTATGTCTACAAGCATATCTACTGCTTTTATAGCTCAGTTTGATGCAGAAGTAAAACAAGCGTATCAAGGAGCTTCAAAGCTTATGAACACAGTTAGAACTAAAACAGGTGTTGTTGGTTCTACTCACAGATTCCCTAAATTGGGAAAAGGTTTAGCACAACCTAGAATTCCACAAAGTGACGTTGTGCCGATGAATGTAACTCATTCTAATGCAACTGCTACTCTAACAGACTGGGAAGCACCAGAATATTCTGATATTTACGACCTACAAAAAATCAACTTTGATGAGAGAAAAGAGTTGGTTACTACTATTTCTAGTGCTATTGGTCGTCGTGCAGATCAAATTATTTTAGATGCAGCTGATGCAGGAGCTAGCTCAACTCAAGTTGATGAAAACGTTGGTGGTACTAATTCAGGACTTAACGTTGCTAAATTAAGAAGAGCTAAAAGATTGTTAGACGCTGCTGGTGTTCCATCATCTGACAGAACTTTTGTTATAAATGCAAACGGACTTGAGGATTTACTAGGCGAGGAAAAATCAACTTCAATTGATTACGCGTCTGTCAAAGCTCTAGTTAATGGTGAAGTAAATACCCTTTTGGGCTTTAACTTTGTAATGATCGAAGATAGAGACGAAGGTGGTATTGCTTTAACTGGAAACTTAAGAAAGAACTTTGCTTATCATAAATCTGCAATTGGTCTTGCTGTTGGTATCGACATGAGAACTGAAATGAACTACATTGCAGAAAAAACTTCATGGTTGACTAACGGACTTTACTCTGCTGGAGCAGTTGGTATTGATTCCGAAGGTATTATCGAAGTATTAACTTACGAAGCATAATTAAGAGGTAAATCATGACATTTTCTATTACAAATTTTACGTCTATGGGTTCTAACTCTACAAGAGGATTAGCACCTGCTAGATTTTCTTACAGAACTACTGATGGTGTTACAACTATTGACGGTGCTGGGTACTTTAACGATGTATATTATCAACTAGAAGTTGGTGATATTATTGATGTAACAGTTGTTGATGATGTAACTACTCCAACATCTGTAACTGCTTTCGGGCAATTTATTGTTGCATCAAATGCAAGTGGTGTTGTTGATACATACAATGTTATCAATACAGCTACACCATCTGATTCAGACTAATATGTCCGACATATTTAAAGTATATATATTGTATATATTAAGAATATGATTCCTGTACAAAAAGTATATACAGGTTTAAATGAGGGGCTAACTGCGGTAATTTGTGGTTCAGCTCCTTGTTTGTTAAAAAACTATTTAAGAATACAACGCACTTATAGTAACTTTATTACAATAGGTGTGAATGAGGCGGTACAAGGTTTGTATTGTGACAAATTAATTACTGCTCATCCTGATCAAATACCTTACTTTGTGTCACGTTCTATTAATAAAGACATAGAAACGCACACAACAAAACATTATCGGCAAGACTTGCATGACACTGCTGATTATTTCTGGACCGATATAAAAAAAGGTGCAACAAGTGGTATAGATGCGCTTCAGGTAGCGAGAAAGATGGGTTTTACAAAAATAATTTTAGTAGGTATGCCAATGAATGGTGAAGACGGATATTTTTTTGCAGAAGAAGCCCAAGAAAACATAGAAGATTGTCCAAGGTTTGGAAATAAAGGCAATGACAGAATAGTTGCTAGACATCAAACAAAATTGTGTGATATAATTGAGGGTGAGGATTATAGTAATGTGTCAAGTGTAAACGGATATACAGCGTATGTATTCGGAACAACAATATTAAAGGATTAATATGGTATCTAAATTTGATATTTGCTCAAAGGCACTAAATGAATTAGGCGAAGATACAATTAACAGTTTTACTGATGATACAAGTAGAGCAAGAACTTGTGGCCTAATATATCCAGAATACATTCAATACCTTTTATCATTACATCCTTGGAAGTTTTCTTTAGCAAAAGTGCAACTTGCCAGATTAGTAACAGCCCCTTTAAACAAATGGGAATATGCGTATCAACTACCGTCTGATATGCTAATATTAAGAGCTGTTTATGAGAGTGATAATGTTGGCGCAATACCTATTACAAACTGGGAAAGGTTTGAAAACACAATACAAGCAGATCAAACAGAAATATATGTTGATTATCAACAACAAGTAATAGAAGAAAATTTCCCCGCTTATTTTGTGGAATTTGTAGTGCAGGCAATGGCTGCAAAGATAGCTAGGTCAATAACAGATGATCCAAATATTGTTGCTGAAAAAAAGCTAGAGGCTTGGGGAAGTCCTGCTAATAATTATAACGGAGGGGCTTTTGGTGTTGCAAAAAAATTAGATGGTATGCAAACGCCTACTTTGCAAATACCTGCTGATGACTTATTAGCTGCAAGAATTAGTTAAGATGCCTATAAAAACGACTCAATTTAAATTTACATCTGGCGAAATTGATCCTTTGTTAATGGGTCGTACTGATTTAGATAGGTACTATGGAGCAGCAGAAACAATGACTAATGTAAGATTGTTGCCTCAAGGTGGATTTAAAAGAGACGACGGATTGCAATTCATAGAAAGATTGCATAGGCAAGTTACAAGGCTTACATCGCTTACAGCAACAGCGCCAAATGGCGGAACGGCAGCAAATGCAAATGATGATGACACAGCAACTAATTTAATTACAACAACTAATATAAGTACAAACAATCCATATGTTATAGTGCATTATGATCTAGGAGCTAGTAAAGACATTGCTTTTATAGATGTTGTAGAAACAAAACTAACTTCGCAAACTAATAGCACAGAATTTTTTATACAAGTAAGTACAAACAATACTGATTGGGTTAGCGTTGGTGATGCTATTGATATGTCTAGCTCAGTGGTAACTAGAAGAAGAAGAGTAAGAGGTTCTTATAGATATGTTAGATTTGCAAGAATAGGCTCAACAGATCTTACAACAGATGTTGCAACAATTAATGAATTTCATGTATATGAAGAAAGCGCGTCACTATCAGAATCAAAAATAATACCTTTTGAGTTTAATGTAGAACAAAGCTATATTTTAGTTATTACTGATAAAAATATTGCTGTTTATAGAAACAAAGTATTTCAGGTAGATGTTAGAGCAACAAACTTTACTAATACTGTTGTAAGTGAAATTAAAAGCACGCAATCAGCAGATACAGCTATATTTGTACAAGAAACATTTACACCGCAACAATTACAAAGACAAGGCGCAGATGACAGATGGTTAATATCTGATGTTGTATTTGAGAATGTGCCAAGATATGATTTTGATCCAGTTGTTACAACTGATGCAGCTTGGGGTCATTTAACAGTTAGTGCAACTTCGGGAGTTGTTACTTTAACGTCACAACATGCAGTACCATTTGATAGTTCTTATATAGGCCAATATATTATTGCAAATGGTGGACGAGCTAGAATATTATCTATTACAAGCACTACTGTTGTTGAAGCAGTTACAGAAATCCCTTTTTTTAATACAAATCAAGTAGCAACAGGTAATTGGGATATAATTACTGGTTATGAAGACGCTTGGAGTGCAACAAGAGGCTATCCAAAAACAGTAACGTTTCATAGTGGAAGGTTATATTTTGGTGGCACTACACAAAGACCACAAACTGTATGGGGTTCTAAAATAGGTGTATATTTTGATTTTGATCTTGGTTCATTAGATGACGCTGATGCTTTAGATGCAACACTAGATACAGATCAAATAAACGAAATAGTAAATCTTAAGTCAACAGGTGGTAACTTAACAGTTTTTACAAGTGGCTCTGAATTTGTTATTCCACAAACTAACTTTGCAGCGGTTACACCTGCTACCTTTACATTCGTGCCAGTGTCACAATTTGGAAGTGAACCAGGATTTAATGTTGGTGTTATCAGTGGCTTAAACATATTTGTTCAACGAGGTGGTAAAAGTATCATGTCATTTAATTATGACACATTGCAACAATCATCACTATCTGAAAACATATCTTTGCTATCTTCACATCTGATAAAAAACCCTGTGGATTTCACAGTAAGAAAAAGCACATCTACAGAAGAATCTAATTTAGTGCTATTTATAAATGGCGATGGTCAGTTAGTCATGGGTACTATGTTGTTTTCGCAAAATGTAATTGGCTTTACAAAGCGAGAAACTTTATCGGCAACAGGTACATTTATTAACGTAGGTATTGATATATCAACGATTTACACAGTTACACAAAGAACAGTTGATGGCTCTACTCATAAATATTTAGAAGTTATGCAAGACGACTCTTTGCTTGATAGCTCAAAGACAGTAACAACAGGATTGCCAACAAGTACATTTACAGGTTTAGATCATTTAGAAGGCGAGACAGTAAAAGTGATTGCTGATGGTAGCGTAATGACAGATAGAGTTGTTTCTAGTGGCTCAATAACAATAGAAAGAGATGCTGAAACTAGTTGTGAAATAGGTCTTAATATGACACCTACAGTAACAACTTTACCAATAGAGATAGCTGGTATGGGAAGTCAAATTGGTAAAAGAAAACGTATTTCTGAGGTAGTTCTTAGGGTAAATAATACAGGTGATTTTACCGTAAATAATGATAAAGTATCTTTTAGAACCTTTGGAGCAGCAGGTGCAGGAAGTCCGCTAGATGCAGCACCTCCAAGTTTTACTGGTGATAAAAAAGTAAAAGGCTTGCTTGGTTTTGATGAAAGGCAGCAAATAACGATTTCGCAGAATGAGCCGGCAGACTTGCAAGTATTAAGTGTAACAATGAATGTGAATATATAATGGCTATAGAAAATTCAACAAAACCTAAAGGATTATCACAAGCTGGAATGTTGCAACTAGGAAGCGGACTAGCAAGTCTTGGACAAGGTTTTGCAAGTTTAGCCGCAGCCTCTGCACAAGCTAGGCAATTTAAAATACAAAGTGCTTTCGATGATCTTGCAATATCTAATCAAAAGTTAAAAGCACAACAACAAGCTATCTTTCTAAGAGAGAAGTTTTTTAAAGATATTAGCTCGTCACGTGCAAGTTTTGCAGGGCGTGGAGTTGCTCTTGGCACTGGTATTGCTGCAAGATTTGCAACAGAAGCAGAAAGAGTATTACAGGAAGATTTAAAAGCCACTGAGTTAGAAAGTAGAGCTATTCAAGGGACGCTAGAGTTTAGGAAGTCACAAGCTAAATTAAGTCAAGAGACTGCAAGAAATCTAGGTTTAATGAGAGCGAGCCAAAGCTTAACTAAAGGCGCAACTAGTTTATTAACAGGATTTAAAACTATAAAAACATGAAAACACCTGAAAGACAAATAAGCATTATAGGACAATCACCGTCTTTTCAGCCAACAAGCGAAACTAGTCAATTCTTTAATGAATTATCAGGTTCTTTAGAAGCAACAGCAAGAGATATGCAAGCAAAAGCTGATATTATATACACTAACGAATTTATGACAAGCGCAAGAGAAGAGGCGCGAAACATATATGAAAGAAATATTAATAATCCAGATCAGCTTAAAAATGAATTAAATGAATATAAGCAAGGCCTATTAAATAACGTTCCTGCATCATTACGCCCAAAGTTAGATTATAACTATAATAGTATGGGGGCTGCATATATTAATAATGCCTATATTAATAAAAATAAAATGCTAACAGAGGAGCAAAATGCAAAGCTTGCTGAATCTGAAAATAGAATTATTGATGACATTAAGTTTTCTGTATCAAATTTTTTTAACAACGAAGGATTAGATCAGAATCAAATAGTTGCTAAAAACATAACAACGTTTGATGCTATTGCTGCAAGTAGCGATGAGTTAGAAAAAAACTTGTTACAAGTAAATGAACAGGGCTTGCAAATAAGAACGCCTGAGCAAGTTCAAAAAAGCTTAGTAAATTTACAACAAACTGTTTTTAGTGAGATCAGTAAGTCATGGTTTAGTTCTCAACCTGATAAACTAAAAGCATATTCAGAATGGTTAAATAATGAAGCAGTTGTAAACCTTCCAGATAAAACGATTAATATTAGAGAGTCATTATCACCTGATGTTAGAAAAAAAATAGATCAAGATATTCTAACTGAGATAAAAAACGAAGTTTATATTGATAAGCAGCTAGAAGAAAGGGTTGAAGCTGAAGAGGCAATTTTTACGGATGAAATAAAAAAACAGCTTTATGATCAAGCAAAAACAGGCGATTTATTACCTGCGACGGTTGAAGCTGCTAGAAATATTTTAGATTATAACGATTACCAAAATTTTAGCAAAATGGCAATACAAGCCAACCCGACTACAAATGGTTTTGTATATGGTAATTTTGTTAATAGAATTAATAGAGGCGAAAACGTTTTAGAAGAAATAAGAAGCGCAAGATTTGACGATAAATCATTAAGTAATGAGGATTTTGAATCTTTATTAAATAAAATTGATGGCAATGAAGTTTTTCTAGCACCTGAAAAAGAAGCGGTAAATAATTTAAGAGGGCTGTTAGGCGGTACATCAGAATTGCTAACTATTGCTAATTTTACAACAATGCAAAATGCAGAAATGGATTTAAAAAAGCAGCTTAGATTATTTAAGCAAATAAATGATAGAAGCCCTACATATGAAGAAGCGGAAAAATTAACAAACAAAGTTTTTGAGGAATATAATCTATTAAATACTGAGAATCTCGCATCAACTTTTCCAAAGCCTGAACTAATGAAATCTGAGCAAAAGAGAAATGCTCGATCTTTAACAATTAATGATATTGATGATATAGAAAAAGATACAAAAAAACATTACCTAGAAAAAAATAATAACAATAAAGAACTAGTAGAACGCGACCTTGATTTCGGAAGGGAAATGCTCAAAATAAACAAATGGCGACAATTTATTATTGAAAATGAACGCATTAAACGCATTAAACAAGAACGTATTAAAAATCAAAATAAATAGGACTTATGAGTAGGCAAATTTCTGAACAAAACATAGAATCTTTAAATGATTATCACACATATGTAAAAGATCAAAATGCGTATGAAGCAGCAGCAGCAGCAGCTTTTGCAGAAAAAGAACAGCCTATAGAAACTCAACAGCAACCAATTATAGATGAACAGCCAGATGTTCCACAAATACCAAAGGAAGGGCTTTTTAAGCGATTTGTTAAGGATGTTGCAAGAGGTACTATTGGAGAAGGTGGAAGAGCTATAGTAAGTGGATCAACAAAAGGTATTAACCAAATGTTAGATATAGTTGATGATACCGCTCAATGGCTAAATGAGAATGTTGTTGAACTGCCACAAACAGAAAAAAAATTTACATTACCTCAACCAACTTTTGGAGTAGATAAAGCAGAAAGTCCAAAAAGTGTTACAGGCAATATAATTGAAGATATAATGGAATTTTTAACTGGTTTTGGTGTTGCTGGTAGGGCAATGAAAGGGTTTAAGGCAGGAACCAAAACTAAAAAACTAGCTAAAAGGACTGGTCAAGCTGCTCTTGGTGACGTGTTAGCTTTTGATGAGCAAGAAGAGAGGCTATCAAATATAATTCAAGATGTACCTGCATTACAAAATCCAGTAACAGAATTTCTTCAAACTGATGAAGATGATTCTGTCGCAGAAGCTAAATTTAAGCAAGCAATAGAAGGGATTGGACTTGGTTTAGCTGGTGAAGGTCTAGGAAAAGTAATTCAAGTTTTACGCAAGAATAAAAAAGTAAAACAGAATATAGAGGCAGAATTAGAAGCTGTAGAAAAAGTGCCAGAAACTGGACTACAAGTTGAACAACTTAGCATGTTAGGAAAAGCAGATAGCGAAGATTTTGTTTTTACAAAAATGCAAGCAGCAGTAAAAGAAACTGAAGGTTTAACAGCAAAGCAAATTGATGAATTAGCTACAAAGAAACCAACAAATGCAGATGATATACAAATAAACTTTGCTCGAATAAACGGTCCAGAAGATTTAAAGCAAGCAATGCAAGCTTATGCTAATGAAATGCAGTTATTGCCTAAAGTACAAGACGCGCGTCGTGGTGTTAGATCTAATGAAGTTACTTTGCGAGCAGCCGAAGATATAGACGGTTTTCAAACACTTCTAGAAAGAAGAGAAGGGCAGCCTTTAAATGCTGAACAAATAACAGCGGCTAGAAATTTTTATTATAATACTTCAAATAAGTTAATGGAGCTTGCAAAAAAAGCAGCAAGTCCAGAAGCAACAGACGTTGATCAATACGCTTTTCGAAAAATAGTTGCTTTACATCATGCAGTCCAAAAGGAACTTTTAGGAGCAAGAACAGAAGGAGGGCGATCATTTCAAGCTTGGGCTATTCCAATAACAGGAACACCAACAGAAAAGCTAAAAGGCATGGAAGAAATATTAAATATACATGGTGGTCCAGAAGCAGGAAAAGATTTAGCCAAAAAACTGGCATCTTTTGCAGATGGTCAATTAAATACTACACAAATAAACTACATAACTCAAAAGTCTGCTTATGCTCGTACAAAAGATGCGCTAGTTGAAGTATGGACAGGGGGGATGTTGACTAATGCGACAACACATTCAAAAAACCTTTTATCTAATACAGCAACAACTTTAATGTTAGGATTTGAAAGATATGGTCAAGCATTGTTACCACAAAGCAACGTTACTGTAGCAGAAGCAAATGCCTATTTTAAAGGGTTGGTTGAATCACAGAAACTTGCTTTTGCTAATGCAGGAAAAGCTTTTAAAACTGGTCAAGTAACAATTGGAATGGAAAAAGTCGAGTTACCAAGAGTTCGTGCTAGCTCAAGAGATATATTAGATTTACAAGGCATGGCAAAGCCTTTAGGGTATGCGCTAGATTATTATGGTAGAGTTGTAAATATAGCATTTAAGGCTCTTGCTGCTGGCGATGAATACTCAAAAACTGTTTTATATAAAGCACAATTAAATGCTCTAGCTACAACAGAAGGTATAACAAAAGGTTTAAAAGGTGAAGAATTAAGAAATCATATTGCTAATTCTATTAGTTCTCCTAGTCAATTATTACAACAGCAAGCCATTGATTTTGCTGATTATGCAACATTTACAAACCAACTCGGTAAAACTGGTCAACAAATACAAAGAATAATAAGCACAAATCCTTCTTTAAAATTTGTAGTACCATTTTTTAAAACACCTACAAACATTTTTAAATTTACTTACGAAAGAACACCTTTAGCATTAACTTTGCAAAAAACACGAAAAGATTTAGCAGCGGGAGGTGACAGGCAAGCAGAAGCTCTGGTAAAAATAGGGATGGGGTCAAGCTTAATGGCTTTAGGCGTTGATATGTCTATTAATGGTAATATTACAGGTGCAGGGCCTTCAAACCCAAAAACAAGGGCGGCTTTAAAACGTACAGGTTGGCAGCCAAACTCAGTAAAAATTGGTGATACTTATTATAGTTATGCAGGATTAGAGCCTTTTTCAACATTATTTTCTTTTAGTACTACAATGGCAGAGGTTTTAACTAATTATGAAATGTATGATATTGAAGCGCAAGATGAAGTTGATAAAGTTACAACAGCTTCTATTTTAGCATTAACAGATGCAACAATAAACAAAACCTTTTTACAAGGAATATCAAATTTAATGGACGCATTTTCAGATCCAGAGCGCAAAGCCGAATCTTTTGCTCAAAGGTTTTTGAGTTCGTTTGTACCAGCAGGAGTAGCAGCAGTTGAAAGGGCAGTTAATCCAGAGCGAGAATATGTAACTAATATTACAGATGCTTTTAAAGCAAGAATACCAGGTTTTTCAGAAGATGTTCCAAAACGTAGAAATGTATACGGAGAAGTAATTCAATATAGATATCCTGATGAAAACATTTTAGATCAAACAACATCAGGAATTACTAGTTTATTTAATCCTTTTTACGCAAGCAAAGAAAAAGATAGTCCGCTTGATGAATATTTGTTAAAAGAAGGTTATAGTGTTAGTATGCCATTAAAAACACAGACTTTTGATGGCGAAAAAATTAATTTAAGAGACTATGGAGAAATATATTCCAGAATGTTAGAATTAAGAGGGCAGGAAATAGAATTAATTCAATACAACAATCAAAATATGAAAGATGCTCTTACAAGCCTAATAGATAGAACATTGCCACAATCTATTGCGTTTTATAGTAGTTTTACAGATGGAGAAGAAAAGCAGGATATTATAAATAAGATACAAAGAGATTATATAAAAGCAGCTAAAGAAAAGTTACGTGAAGAGTATCCTATTATTGACCAATTAGTTTTGCAAGCTAAACTAGAAAAACAGAATAACGAGGCATTATAATGACAGTTACAGCAAACGAAAGAAGAATACAATATGAAGCTACAGCAGGACAAACAGTTTTTCCCTATCCTTTTCCTATACAACATGAAAGTGAAATTACAGTTATTCAAACATTAGCATCTGATGGAACAAGCACCACCCTTACTATTGCAACAGATTACACAGTATCAGGGGTTGGCGATGCTTCAGGCGGTAATATTACTTTAGTCAGTGGAGCTGCATTAGATGATATTATAACGGTCGTTGGTGCAACCCCTACTACAAGAACAACGGATTTTAACCAAGCAGGTGATTATTTCGCTGACGAGTTAAATGCACAACTAGACAGGATAACACATATCTTACAAGAAAACGAAACAGAA